TGCTGGTGAATATACCCGTCGTATGTTTGATTATCAACATAATAATAATTTTTCTATGATCTATGACATTAATATGTCCTCTTCTGTTGGTAAACCCTATTCTCAAATGGGGTACAAATCGAAAGCTGAACTTTTAGCTTCTCCAATTTTCACAGAAGAGGTTCAACGATGTCATACCCCTTTATGGTCAATATTTCCAAAGGAAGAATACCTTCCTTATGATGATGTAATGATTGATGAAAAGCTTAGAACGATCTTTAATCCGGAACTTCCGTTCCTCTTCCACCAAAAATTTTATTTCGATGAACAAAATCACCGAATGAAAAAGTATGCCCACAGTTTTCGAACTCACTGGCCACGCTATGGTTTTATTAAACAATTTGGTGGTTTTAATCGTCTTTGTTTATCTCATGAACTTGCATTTGATGACCCGATTCATTTTACAATAGATGTTTCCGGTTATGATAGAGATGTTTGCCTTACTGAGGTATATGATGATAGGACTTACTTTCTTTTCCCTGGACAAGAATTTATGGTAAAAAAAACCGATTTAGAACCTGGAACAGCTCAATATGAGTTATGTACTTTACAAGAGATCATCCAGATTCATTACAAATGGGTAGTTAAAAACACTACTCAACCTTCATGTTGCCTTAATGATGGAACTATGTTCCAACGTCTTGATGGCAATTGTAGTGGTAGTAATAATACCACCGTTGACAACTGTTGGTCACATACAAGAATCTGTTTTTACCTTTATCTTCGACTCGGAATTAAGCAATTTGGGAGAATTCTCACCTACCAAGAAATACTACGTAATGTGGTCAAATCTTTATATGGTGATGATATCCTGGGTACGTTAAATAAGACATTTTGGTTTCCTGATGGTTTTGATCAAAAGGAATTTGAAGTGTTTGTACGAGAAACCTATGCTCTTCTTCGCCTTACGGTGAAGGAGAAAGCTTTTAAAATTTCCACCTCTCTTGAGGGACTGGAGTTTTTGGGCTCTACTGCACAATGGAATTCGTCTTATGGTGCCTGGGTTCCTAAGCCTCGACTAGAGAAGTTAACTACTTCTATTACCCAAATGCTTAAAAGTAAATCACCTGATGTCATAGCAGCTTCTTTGACAACTTTTTTTGATCTTACCGCCCTCGGGCAGTCTGATGAGGAAAAAATTGTTCAAATTTTTTTAAAAAATTATTCACGTTGGTTATTAACTAATTACCATGATCAACTATCAAATGAAACGGATATTGCTAAGTTAATGGATATACGAGATGGGCGGTGCTCTGCGGCCAATATAGTTCTTGGACTCGAAACTTGTTTCGATACGCCTATATATAGCCAATCTGCATCGCACATTGGAGGGTTTAGTTTTTTCCCTTCTGACCCAAAAGGTTCTCATATTCATCGGAAGGAGGTAGGCTTTAAAATAAATAGAATGAACAATCTATTATATACACGTGATTCTTATCTTGAAATGCTCGGATACACTGAATTATTGTTGAATGAGGTTGCTGAAGGCCTGTCCATTCGTGGGCACGCCCAGGCTGCTTCAGGCAATTATATTGGTGCTGTTAAAGAGTATCAAATTAAATCTCGGAAACCCGAGATATTAGATCCAGTTTTTTCCCATTCTGGCCCTTCGCACATTCCAACTTGGACTGGTGCTTCAGGGGTCAAATGTGGAGATACCTGGCAAAACTTTGAATTTCAATCGACATCTCGAAGAGACGTCAATAATGACCTCC